ACTCCGATAATTCTTACCAAGGTATCGTTAATGAATAAATTCGCTCCTCCTTGGAATTTCAGTGAGCTTCGGGGGATTCAGTGTGACCCTACCCCCAACCTTTTCACAGCAAATCACATTTCTATGACTTTATGCTACTTCAGTACCAACCCTAGACCCCTCAGACATTTGTCCATACTCATCTAGGAGTGTGCCTTACTACTTTGCTACAGTTGTTCAGCCAGAAGCGAATAATACTTGCAATTATTATTCTCTTTCACTAATCTCTCTTTACAACATTGTTGAAAAGAAAACAAGACTTTTTTAAAAAAAATGTGCATTAAATGTTCTACTATTGTTCTAATGAATTATTAAAACAATATGTTAGGATAAATTCCAAAATGGACTTCTGTATTTATTGTACAGATTTAAGCCAGGAATCTGGAACTTTATCCAATACTCTGCGTTGCTTTAAGCAAACCATAACAACGTGTGGTATGCGTCTTTTCTTAGCCAACCACAAGTAAACTGCTTGTCTAGTTACCCCAACATATTCTGCAAGGGGAACTATCCAACTGTTTCCAAATATTTCTTTTGATATAGTTTCTAATTTTTTAACATCATTTTCCACTTAATGAACTCTCTTGCTTGGTATGGATAGCCAACCAAACAAATTTAAACTGAGATTTATCATCTAAGAAAGTTTTTTTTCTAAATATTGATAATAACATATTTAACATAATAACCTTTCTCTAGGGGGGGTATGAACCCCCCATAGATTTATGCACTAGGTCTTTCCTCACGATTGACCTTATCAAACTTACGTCTGGCGATACCGACTTGACGAAATATCTTGAATAGTTCTTCGTATTCTTGATATTTTTTTTGGAGTGTCTCAAACTCTTTGAAAGCTCTGTTAAGAACTTGGTTCTTCAAGTCTTCGTCAGACATAACTGAAGCAAGTGTTTGGTATTGACTACCTTCATTTGTATTGACATGAATAAATGCGGGTTTGTATCTTATGTCTTCCTCCGCATCTTGTTCTTCAATTACAACTGATCGTATTAAATGTCTTGCGGTATGCAACCTCCATTGCTTTGCCGCTGACTTGTCATTCCAATCAAATGCACCATGCAACACTGAATTTTTATCTTCAGCGTCTTTTATCACAAGTTCTGGAGTAACCTTACCATAAGTCTGGTATAACTCGGCAAGTTTTTCTCCTACAACTTGAGGACTTTTAATGAGGGCATGATATCCCTCACGATATTTATATTCTGGCATTATGCCACCCTTTTCATTTCGTTACCTCTAGCAACATGGAACATACCATAGTCACCATTTTTTTGAGGTCTCCACTCTCCGACTCCAGTTGAAAATCCAGCTGTGTCGAAAATGTTTAAGATTTGTTCAAGAGATAAAACATTGGCATTGTATCTCAATGGAATTTTACATTGCCACTTTTTAAACTCACCTCGGTATCGAAGATCAGCAACTCCCATACCAACACGAACCATATCTTCACGCATTGTTGGTTCACCAACAATTTCAACTAACTCACACATGATGTGAAAAGCACCTCTTGCATGAACTTTAGTTACTCCATCAACATGGCTACAAGCATTAACTGCTGCTGCCTTGAAAGCTACTGCGGGAAATCCATATTTACCTTCTTCATCAAGGTGATATAGACTATCGCTAAACTCAGCTTCTGGATCTCTAATATCCTTTGCTGTTTTTGCTTTCTTTTGTTGTTTATCTCTGATTTCTTTTTTTGATTTCTCAGACCATTTGTGAGAGATCAAAGGACTATCGCCAATCAAAGTTATCTCAGCTGTTTTAATATTCATTGCTGGTAATTCGATTGGCTGTTCCACTTTAGTTTTGGTTGCCATAAATGACTCCATTATGAATGTGTTTACAATGATGGTATAAACACAGGTTAATACTTGCCCATCATACAAGCAATAGTCTCTTACTAGAGATTATTAGATACATATTTACACTGTTAAAGAGTAGTCATCTCCTTTGTCAGTATTCTAACATAACAAATTTAATGACAACATTGTCTATACATTATTCAACAAAGTTTGCAATACCCTATTTTTTCCCAGAAAACAAGCAATAATCTCTAGTCAAGTAATAGTCTCGAATAATGATGATAGTGAAATCAAAAAAAAATTTTGGTTTATAAATTTTCACATTGATACAACATCTTAATAAACAATAAGATCAAATAGGAATAACTTTAGACCAAAAAAAAAGGGTATGAGAAAATCAATCCTCATACCCTTAAAATAAAATAAGAATAGTTAGTTATTCTGGTAATAATCTCCAGACCTATATTAAATTATTATTGAAAAAATTATCATTTTGTTGTTTAACATCCTGGATCACCTCTTCAATAGGATATTCATTTTGTTCCTCACAATCTTCAAAATATTCACGACCAACAATATTAAAATCTTTATCAACCCAATAAAGTCCATTGTCGTAATTATCACAATCTAATTTATCTAGAGTATCAACACCAACTGAAAGTGTACCTCCAAAATAATTACAGATTATTTGAGTGAGTCTTGCAATACAATATGAAGAGTCATAACCTCTTACACCATAATCTTTTGCAACTTTTAGAAATCCTTCAACTGAGTCTCTACCTCCATTCCAATGAAGGTAAATACCTACAGATTTCTTATCTCGTTTTTTATCTTGTTCAAATCCAATTACTGCACGATTACCCATTTTTTACCTCCTCGTTAATTTGGTCATCAATAAAAGATTTAGCTTCAGATATTGTAGGAAATTTTTCACTACATAAATCTTCATGATTTTTAGTCCATACATTATAATAGTCTAATGGTTCAAAGTTATTAGATACATCATAAACATGATCTATAAAATAACCTTTGTATTCAGTAGATAACATAACAATCCCTATCGTTATAAGTTAAGTGAACTATCTCTTCAGTGTATCTTGTTCAAGGATACAGACAAGGGAATAAATCCCTTGTTTCGAATTTAATATTTTGCAAAGACCTCAAATGGAACATCATGTTCACTAACAATTACACAATGAAAAGTTTCCATTAATGTATCTATAATTTTTGTTGGGTCATTAAGATTAAATCTTGTAAAATATTTAACAGTATCAGATTTTTTATTTCCATGAGTAACAACTTGAAAATGAACACAATTCCCTTCATTATCTAATAGAATCTTTTGTTCTTTATTAGAAATAACTTTTATAATACTTTTACATTTATTTCTAATTTTTCTAATTGTAACATCATCATCAACAATTTTGTAAGTTGTAGACATTATTTACCTCCCATAGTTATAATTAAATCATCAATAAGTCTTTTATCAATTTGATTTACAGTGATGTTATATAAATGAGTATTATGTTTTTCTGTATCATCATGATTACAGTATTTAAGATTTCCATCATTGTCATCTATTGTAATACAAACTTTTTGAGTAAGTTTAACTGGTTTTTCTGCATTACCATCAGTAAATAAAACTCGGTAATTTGGATAAATCTTTTCGTAACCAGTACAACCTCCACCAGTATGAACCTCATTAAAACCAATCTTCTTAAAATGTTTTTCTACTGTGTTTTGTGGTAATGGTTCTTTGTTTAAGAACTCTTCATCACCATCAGAACCCCAACAATTTAATTCTGAAAACTCATCAAAAGAAATTTGAAAAGGGTAGTTGTTAGTAAAAGATTTAAGATCGTTAACCTCAAATCCTAAATCTTCATATTGGTTTATATCTTTTTGCATTTGTAAGATTGTAGTATTAATATTGTTAATACCATTTAGAATTTTAAGTTCTAATTCTTTAACAATAATGTCTTGTTCTGCACAAACAATGTCATGGTCTAAAGTCATTTTATTTTATCCTTGTAAAAAATTAATTGAACTATCTCATCAGTATGACTTGTTCAAGGTCATAGACTAGACCCTTGAGGGTCTAGTTTCGAATTTATGCAACCTCTTCTTTAGTTTCAAACTCAACACAATCTTTCATGTATTCTAAAGATTTACTTGCATCTGATAATGCACTAAAGATTTTTTTAGGGTTAATCTTACCTTGCGACCAATGTTTAAGATATGCAAGGTTGTTAGGTTTTGGTTTTGATTGTATACCTAAATAAACACAAGTGAGGAACGCACCTATTTCTGCAACCAATTCTTCTTCTGCATAATTTAACTTGTTTCGTTTTAGTCTGTGATCTGCACCAGTCCAGTGAATATGTTCATGTGCAAGAACTGAATAGTATTCTTCTGCACTTTCAAACTGTTGCAAGTCAACCATCCCTATCTTATCTGTTGAGGGTTGGTAAAAGCAACTGTCTCCAGACCCAATAATATTTGCATTTAAGTGACTAAAAAAAGACTTACAATTATCTATAGGTTTAATATTGTTATCTACTTTTACCTTTTCGACTTTGTAACTTTCACCTTTTTTATTTTGTACTTGTTCTGCACTAAACAAAACATAAGTTTTAAATAAAAAGGTTGTAACCATTTTATCATTACCCTTAGAGTCTTTTTCTGGTTTACCTTCTGCATCTAGTTTAACTCTTTTCTTAGGTTCAAAGTAATGAACTCGAGAACCTTTTTCACCTTTGATTACAGAGTAACCAAGTTTTTTCCATCCTAGAAAAGTACACCACTTATTACTTTCAGATTTTCCCCATAATAAAAATATATTCATTCCATTATAAGTTTTATTAGTAATCGCATTTTGTGGAAAGTAATTTGCGTTTGGGTCTGGTCTCCAGGTTTTTCTCCATGGTGACTTTTCGTCTATAATCATTTGAACTAGACTATTTGCAATCTTGTCTTGTTCTTTTTTATAGTAGTTAGGGTCTTTAACAAAATTTTTAGTATTCATTTTTTATATTCCTTATAAAAGATTAATGAACTATCTCTTCAGTATACCTTGTTCAAGGGTATAGACACTCTCATTTAGAGAGTGTTTCGAATTATACAAACTCTTCTATTTCTCTCACAACCTCAACTAAAGGTTTATTTCTTAAACCTTCTTGTTCTTTAAACTTAGGTCTGTATTCAAGGGTGATTGCGTATTCTCTTCCTTCATCTGTGTAGTAAAGAACTCTAGTTCTTGGTGACTTACTTGGAAAGTCAACAAAACCATTTTTTCTAAGTCCTTTATACAACTCATTTTCTTTAGATATTAAGTTCATATTGTTCCTTATTTAATTGTTAGTGAACTATCTCTTCAGTATACCTTGTTCAAGGGTATAGACAACCACCTTAAAAGGTGATTGTTTCGAAAAACTAACTATTTCTTATTTACGATTTTAAAGAACAATATCTACTCTGAACTTATGAAGATCATTTCAATATAAATTAATTATCTCTTTAATTGTATTCAACAAAGTTGACAAGAAAAAAGATGTAAAAACACTATGCTATTTTTAGATATCAAACTGGACTTTGATATGCCAGGATAGCATAGAGATTTATATAAATAAAATGTAATGTTTGTATAATGTTTGTATTTACGAACTTATAAAACTTTCATACAAATAATTTAATTAAATAATGGTGTAGTATATCTATTATTTATTAATGAAATTTTTTTTTCATATATTCCTTCCAACAATTCCAATGCGACCTTAAACAAGTCGCAAAGGAATAATTCAACAAAGTTAAATACTAACATTAAATATATATAATAATAGATATGCGTAAGAACTCACTAGACTATAATACAATATTAAATTTCTATCTTGGTATGTCTAAACATCATAGATCAATAAGAAAATTACATTCTGAATTATTGCACAAATACGAACAGATGATTAAGAATAAATCAATTTCAATACCACATTTAAACACTTTATGGAATTGGTCTAGTAAGAATAACTGGTTAGAACTTGCGAAACAACATGATTTAAAAGTTAGTGAAAAACTTAATAAAAAGATAATAAACAATGAGGTTAATAAACAAGAAAAGATATTAAACGATCTCCAGGAAACTAGTTATCTTGCACTACAAAAAGTTACTACTGCACTAAAGTCTAATGTTATGAAAGAAATAGATACACCTCAAGATATTAAGTCACTAGTCAACTCTGTTACTGATGCAATGAAGATGTATAATATAATGACTGGTGGAATAACATCACGATCTGAAAGTATAACTCATAGTGTTGCAAGTCCTAACGAAATAAAAAAACAAATCATGTTATTGATATCAAGTCTTGCAAGTGATGGAATAGAAATAGAACCAATAGAAAAAGAAGAAAAAGAAAAACTAAATTAATTTTAAGCCAGGTAAAAAGAATCCTAGATGTAGTGGTGATAAATTTGACCCCCACCCCCCATCTGGCAGCAGACACATAACATCCATACACTGCACATACTGTGTGTTGATTAGTTTCGTAAAAACGGATATAGTCTCTCAGAGGAGACATACATGGATAAATTAAATGTTCTCGATCTGTTCTCTGGAATAGGTGGATTCTCACTAGGTCTTGAAGCAACAGGAGGTTTTGAAACAAAAGCATTCTGTGAGCTAGACAAATACTGCAAGGGTGTGCTAAAGAAACATTGGCCTGATACTAGACAGTATGACGATATCAAGGAATTAACTTATGACAAACTCAGATCAGATGGAATTGATACCATCGACATCATTACAGGAGGATACCCATGCCAACCCTTCTCTGTCGCTGGCAAACAAAAAGGCACTGAAGATAAGAGACACCTCTGGCCAGAGTATTTTAGACTTGTCAAAGAATGTAGGCCAACTTGGGTTATTGGAGAAAATGTTAGTGGACACATTAAACTCGGTCTCGACCAAGTTATCGAGGACTTGGAAAGTGAAGGTTACGCCACGAGGACATTTAGTATTTCAGCTTCTAGCATCGGTGCGAACCACCAAAGAGAAAGAATCTGGATTATTGCCAACTCCAACAACAATGGATCACATACCAAGAAAAGGTATGAGACCGAGCAGAGCAGCAACAGGCAGAAAGACAGGATACCTATCGGAAATGGTAACAGTACCAACTCCAACAGCAACGGACTTCTCAAAGACGACAGCAACATACGACCCCAAAGCACCGAGTCTATCAGGACGGACTCTGGGAGTATTCGCAAAGACATACCCAGAAAACAACACATGGCCAACACCAACAGCGGGTCTAAAGAAACACTCAACCAAGAAAGAGTATTGGGAGAACAGAATACAGAAAGGGAGACAGAACGATACCCAGATGGCAGTTTACAAGTCCACGGGCAGTGGAACTTTGAACCCAACGTGGGTAGAGTGGCTGATGGGATACCCTCTAGAGTGGACAGACTTAAATCACTCGGAAACAGTCTCGTACCTCAAATCCCCTACTACATTGGACAAACCATCCTCAGAACGATGGCCGACACCGACAGCTCGTGATGGGGGAAGAAACGAAAAGTTAGAAACGTGGAAAGCACGAAGAGATAGAAGAGAACAACAAGGTTCTACATTACATAAACCTTTAGATATCGCAGTATTACTGGATAAGGAAAAAGATTCCTAGTGCCATAAAGGACTAGGGTTAACTTGCTATAGAAGGAGATAATATGCACAACGTAGCAACTATAAATAAATATGGTATTCCAAATCACATAAGAAATATGTTCTTAGGATTTGAAGATGCCTTCGAGATGCTTGATACATTTACAAGCAAATCAGAGTATCCACCCTACAACATAGAAAGGGTCTCTGATGATGAATATGTCTTGGAGATGGCAATCGCTGGATTCAAGAAAGATGATATTAATATATCGGTAGAGAAAAACATTCTCAAGGTGCAAGGTGCGTCTGATAAGAAAGATGCAAACTATGTACACAAAGGATTAGCAACTAGAAAGTTCCAAAAGGCTTTTCATTTAGCAGAGCATATGGAAGTAGGTAGTGCGAAGAGTGAGGATGGTATTCTCAAGATAAATCTGGTAAGAAACGTACCAGAAGAGGAGAAACCGAAAATCATCGAAATCGGCTAAAAAAAAACGAAATGCCAAAAGTATCAAGTGATGTCGGACAGAAGGTAGCACAATTAGAACAATTAGTTTCTAAATTAAAAGAAGTAGAGTCAAAAGAGAAAGCAAAGAATACTTTACTAGGATATGCGAAATATCAAATGGAAGAGTATCTTTCACCCCCACACATTAAATTGCTTGCATCTAAACTGCAAGATGTTGAAAGGGGTAAGATCAAAAGACTTGCAATATTTATGCCACCCAGACATGGAAAGTCTATCCTAACATCGGAGTTCTTTCCCGCTTGGTACTTAGGCAGAAACCCAAAGAAGTATATTATTTGTTCGACATACGGACAGGAGCTAGCAGATGACTTTGGTAGAAAAGTAAGAAACCAACTTCAAGATGCTAGATATCAAGAGATATTCCCAGACGTTGGATTAGCTACGGACTCATCAAGTATGAGACGTTTCAATACAACACAAGGAGGAGTATATTATGCGGTCGGTGCTGGTAGTGCTATTACTGGTCGTGGTGCTCACCTCCTGCTCATCGATGACCCTATTAAGGGAAGAGAAGACGCAGACTCAGAAGCCATGCGGAATAACCTCCTCGATTGGTACAGATCAACAGCATATACACGTCTCATGCCAGGTGGGAGTGTGGTTCTTATCCAAACCAGATGGCATGAAGATGACTTGGCTGGATGGGTTCTTAAAGAAACTGAACATGAAGGATGGGAAGTAATAGAGTTCCCAGCTATTCTAGATAAGCGAGCAGCTAAACTTCTTAAAAGTAAAGAGGGAAAACCTCTGTGGGAAGAGGCTTATCCTTTATCTAGACTACAAGAAATTAAGAAAACTCTTGGAACAAGAGAGTGGGCATCTTTGTATGCACAAAAACCTTCGGTAGAAGAAGGCAACATTGTGAAACGATGGTGGTGGAAGAAGTGGAAATACGATGAACCACCTCCATGTGATTACATTTTACAATCGTGGGATACTGCATACACAACAGGAAAGTCTTCTGACTATTCTGCTTGTACAACGTGGGGTGTTTTTACAGACGACAATGGTGATTCAAATGTCATTCTTCTTGGTGCAAAAAGAGATAAATGGGAGTTCCCAGAACTCAAAAGAGTTGCTGTAGATTACTACAACAAGTTTAGTCCAGACCTTGTAATTATAGAAGCAAAGGCAAGTGGACTATCTTTGGTGCAAGAGTTGTCAAGAATGGGTATACCCATCACACCTTTTAATCCAAAGAAACAAGATAAAAAATCTAGAGTACATTCAATTACTCCCTTGTTAGAGTCTGGAAAGATATGGTATCCAGATAAAGACTTTGCAGAAGATGTTATATCGCAATGTGCATCATTCCCTAATTCTAAGAATGATGACTTAGTAGATTCAACATCACAAGCTCTGTTAAGATTAAGAAAAGGGTGGTTAGTGGGTCACTCACAAGATTATGTTCCAGAGGAGAGAACAGGTAGTAAAGGAAGTTATTGGTCATGGACAAGATAAAAGAATCAATCAAACATCACGAAGGATACAGAAATAAAGTATACTTAGATACCCTAGGCAAAAGAACTGTGGGTTACGGGCATCTGTGTGTAGAAGAATTTTGGGAAGACGACAAAGAATACGACAAAGAGTTTTTAGATGGCATCTTTGATGTCGACTACAAAAAAGCAGAGGACTCTGCAAAAAGATTATTTGAAATGAATGGTTGTGCTGATATGGATGACCAAGCCAAGGGTATTATCATAGAAATGGTGTTCCAGCTTGGACCAACAGGCGTATCCAAATTTAAGATGATGTGGAAAAGTTTATCTGAACTAAACTATGTGGGTGCGAGTTATGAGATGATCGATTCCAGATGGTATAAACAAACAAAAAATCGGGCAACCGAATTAAGTAACAGAATGAAAAATATAGGAGCTTGAAATGAAAAAGACACTTAAACCAGTAAACAAACAAAAGAATCCTGGACTAGCAAAGCTACCAACTAAAGTTAGAAACAAAATGGGTTTCATGGCAAAAGGTGGTATGGTATCTCGTGGTCAATATGATTCTCAAACTAAAAAAATTAAATTCAAAGGTGTATTCTAATGACTGAATATACAGTAGACAAAGATGGAAATGTAAAATCAAAAGGTAAAGGTAAAAAACCTTTACCAACAAGATATATGGAAGGTGAAATACCTTTTACAATTCCTAGCATGGCAAAAAAAGCAAAATCAGCAGGAAAAAAAATACTCAAAGGTTTAAAAAAATCACCTTTTTTAAAAAAAGCAAAACAAAAAAAACCAATAGCAACAAAAGACGCTCCAGTTAGACCTACTAAAAACAAGGGTGAGTTTAAAAGGGTAAAAACAATTAGTGTTGCAAGAGGTGGTCTTGTGTCTCGTGGAACAAAATTTAAA